GTTTAGAGGCATGGTTGTTGTTTGTGGATTTAATCGTTCTCTGTTGTTAAACGGTCGGTGCCCACTACAAAAGCACCGTCCGGTTCGACCATTTCTATCCCGACACCCCAGCAGATGCGCGCTTAATAGAACCTGAATATTTAGATTCGTCTTTAGCGCGCACCGTCTGTGATGCCGGTGGCGGGTCGTTGGTGTTTGCACCCGCCGGGCGTATTGGAACTTTTCGTTTGACCTTACGCTGTACATGCGTTCTTTTGACAGACTTGCTGCCAATTGTAGTGTTGTTTTGCCGTGCTGAGGTTGGAAATATCCTCATTATCGGCCGTGTTTGTCGTTTGGATTCCATTGTGCGTGATGTGTTATCCTTCTCGTCTTTTTCTTGCTTTTCGTCATAATTTAAGATGGGCTGCGAAGACGCAATGCTTCGACTTACCCCTGCGGTATTACGGGCCGAATAAATTCGAGCTGCAGAGCCTAACCCCGCCGTCTGACGACCATCGTCCGAAAATGGGAAGAAGCAAGAATTGGGTTTGCGAGAGGGATCGTCTTTGAAGACGAAACAATCATCATCTGTCTCTGTTTCGGAAGAGTCAGCAGGCGTCCGTTCCCATGATCGTGTTGACCAATCATGCTGCAATGGATTGGACGGTCGGGGCCTGCTGCTGCTGTCCGGAGACGGTTCGGTATGATCGCCAGGAGGTGGACTAGGGATGGGAGCATCCGTAGGGTCCTTGGCGTATATGGCATGCGCGTTACCGTTGCCGAAATCGGCAACGAGATTAAAATCGGGATGAGCAATTTCAACTGGTTCTGAGAATGAGGGTGCGTTGAGCATCTCCTCGGGCGTTTTGGGTTGCCATGACATGAAAAGGCCCCAGTTAAAACCGGGTATTTGCTTCTCAGCCACGTCAAACATCCAATCTGCTTCTTTGTTGATGAATTGTTCGCTCATTTGAAAATTAGCTGACCACCATGAAGTATCAACTCCTGGGTCCACTATTTTCTTTGGGATCTTAATGTTGTTCAGCTCAAGCCACAATCTTATGTACCGACCAAGAATTGGCGTATTGGGATCAGTGAACATATTCGAAATCGCTTTCTCGGTAAATTTGGAGGCAGGATTTGCCGTGGTGACCGTACTAGTGTGAAACTTCGTTAGTTGCCTAAGTAGGTCACACATATTGTTAGGGTCACCGTACCAAACGTCTGGCCCGAAAATGCGAGATAGAAAATTTACGCCTGGATCGCCTCTGTTAAAGACGTCACATTTTACTATGTGACCGATGTCTTTAGCTGCGGCGGCGTAAGAGGCTGGGACCATGTCCCCCATTAAGCTGTCGTCGCCTCCGAATTCGCAGCGTGACGCCAACATTTCCCATGCTTCTTCTTTGCTGTAGAAGGCACCTGTGTCGGGTCTGCGAGTTTTCCGGTATGCAAGGTATGCGACGAAAGCATTTTCCATTGTGTTGTTCCCTGAAGTTTCAGGGGATCCAGATAGGCGTGTGGTGCCAGAGTTATACTTCACTCCATGAGTGGTATAACATGTGGCATAAGTTTGGAGTTTCATCAGGTCGATTAACTCTTCATGTAGGTATTTTGGAAATAACGCTAACATGACTGATTCTGTGATCATTCGACCGATGTTTGAAACTCTTGCATCCATGCGACTGAAGTCGCCTGCTGCCATAGATGTGCTCACGCTGCATATTGAAGCAACTTTCTCGCTAACAGCTCTTGGCGTCTTGCCAAATGTATACCAAGGTAACGTTTTCAAATAAGCACTCATCGAGTAGTAAAACTGTGAGTATGCTAATTTCGTTTTCGGTGGTATAGTGGAGATGTTTCGCGGGTCTGAGTATTTTCCTCCGACTTCGTTCTTCTGAAATGCTGTAACTGAAGTTTTGCCGTTTGGTCCAATTGTGCAAGCAAGGTCTAACGTTCTCTGTTGTGTTGGTCGAGATTGGTTCTTGTAAACCGTCGCCACACTAACGGGTAGTAGTGAGCTCTGCTTGTGTATGGGGACCATGTTGTCGACAAATTCGTTGATGACATTTTGCAGGAAGGTGTTCATCTTGAGTGGCGCATTGTGCTTGATGCCTGTGATGCGTGCCTCGACACACCGAACATCGTTCTCATAGCAGCTTGTCGGTGCTGTAGCTTTGATTGAGATGATCGGTGACCATAAGGCACTCGCTTTCTTCTTCGAGTCTGGGTCATACTTCCTCGGGTTTGCTGTGTAGTGAACGATAGATTCGTTCACGACATTAACGTGTACCGTTGGTTTGACGTACTCTCTCAGATGATTGACGAGTATTTGTGCGTCGCCTCTGGATTCTGGGTCTTCTTTTGGTAAGTAGGATTCAACTGTGGCTGCGGTAATTTTCGTCTGAGTTATAGCAGCTACGGCGCGCAACGCGCCGTAAGTCTGCTGTGAAATCGTTACCTGTCTGTATGAGCCGGGTTGTCCTATTGACACGAAATGTCCTTCTGGTGTGAAGGAGGTGATGAGATTCATGCTGTGACCATCAGGTTGTGGTCTGAATCTCTCCAAAGTTTTCATTGTCAGTGACATAATGGTAATTTGTGCTGGTAGGCCTCGGTGGTGTGCTACTGGTTCCAAAAGCACGATGGTTCTATGATCCAAAGTCTTTCTTTCGACAAGGTACGTGGTGGCGAACCACTCGTCGTACTGGTAATCGAAGCATGTGAAGTGATCTTGACCGTAGTCCCACAATTGGTGCCTAAAGTTGGCGCCACCTGCTACAGTCGTGCATATTTCGTTGTTCTCGAAAGTGAACGCTGTATCAAACATCTTTCCAGCAACTTGGGTTGGCTGGATGGTGTAAATTAACACGGGGTTCGTGTTGGTGGCCAACATCTTGGGCATATTTTTGTGGAAATCTACATCTACCATAACGATCAAATCGTCTGGTAGGGCCTCATCATTCTGAGGTCTGGTGGTGAAGTCTTTGGTCCAGTAAAATTGTCTTTTACCGCGGATGGATTTACGTTGGTCTGCTGCTGATGCCTGTTCTACAAATACCTTTAACCCAGTCTTCGCCGCAAACGTGGTGCAGAAATCCATGATTGAATTCCTTTCACCAGCAGCCGCGGGATGCGTGTGGGTAGTGGACACTCGTTGTTTAACGAATGGTGTATTTAGAAATGGACGTCTGAGAGTCGATCTGTTGTGCAGCAAGTTTTCATTGCTGAACAGTTCTGTTGTCTTGACGTCATATTCAAGATCTGTCATGCGCACGTTAGATACTTTGTTGTACCAATCAACCCTATCAGCGGGTAAGATACCGGCAAAGTACAGTGCATTGCATGTGATTCTGTTTTGACATTGCAGAAAACGAATGTACCAGTTCATCCGTTTGTTCCATAACCATTGAAGGTCAGGTCTAAGCCCTTGAAAGGGCTTCTTCTCATCGTACGAATCCATATCGAAAAATCTCGTTTTGGGTTCAGGGAAGAGGCGTCTTGGGTTGTACACAACTTCGTATACTTCCCAAATGCGGTAACCAACAATGAGCAACAATGTTGCCGTGATGGTTGCCGCAGCCGCGACTGATTTTGGTCTTTCTTTGAGAAAATTGAGGATCCTTGTAAACCACCCCGGAGGTGGCTCCGGGACTAATCTTGGCAAATCGCCAAAGACTTGGTCAGCAACTGTGCGTTGCCATGGTTCAGGGTATTCGAACTCGCCTTTGTCTGTGTTGAACAGTCTCGAAATCCAGCCCTGTGTGTCGGCTGAAGGGAGACTGCCAAAGACGGTCGAGTCGATGTCCGTGAACTGGTGGTTCGCATACCACTTTATGGGTGGTTTGGGATCAGTTTTCAGATAGATAAAGCTTTTGATCGCGGTTATCCAGTTGGCCACCACTGTTGTTGGGCTAGTGTGGGCTGGATCGCGAAACATATCAAAAAGATTGTAACGCTGT